ATCTCCGTCCGTGCTATCGTCTGCGCCCTTCTCATACTCATCGGATAACTGGATCGGATCATCCGTGCTATTTCATCTGTACCCTGTTCTTCTTGGATACCCTGATTGATGACTTTCCTGATTCGTTGAATACTCACCAGGTTGATATTATTGATTCTGTCCAAAGATCGGTTCAGCGCAAAGTTCGTCATGTGCTGATCCCAACTGGTAAACAGAACTTCATTCTTTGTCTTTGTCAGATTCTTGTAGATCGCATTGGCAAACTCCTTGCCCACCCTTTGATATACACTCACAAACGCATTCTTCATCGGCTCGGGGTCTAACTCCCTGCTCTGCATATCCGACAATGTGTTTGCTTCCAATATCGGTTCTGCTGATTTCCTTAGTGCTTCTCTGAATTGCCTTGCTGTCCATGATTCTAACGTCCTTCGTGATTTTTCAAACTTGATCCAATACTGCCCTGTTTTACCCTGCTCCCACTGACGGATACATATCGCCACCGCTTGTTCTCTCGGTGTACCTTCGTCCATCACAAAGCGGATGCACCGCTCCATGAACTGACCTTGTGTTTCATTACCGGGACTTGGTATCGGCATTTAGATAGTCGATGAATTTTTCCCCTTCTTCCACTGGCATCTTCCGCATATCCACCCAAGGCTTGTCGTACATCGGCTCATCTAATCGTCCGTAGCCTAACGCTTCACGCTTCTCATTAAACGTCAACTCGTCAATCCTTGACAGTCTTTCCGCTACCTTGTCCATATCCTCGGCTAACGCAGGGATGGCTGATGTGTCGTAGTCGATGTAATAGTCCACTCCGTCTCGCTGTGAGTAGGCAGGGACTAACCAGCGGTTCAGTTCGTACTTCAAGTGATCCAATAATGGAAGAACCGTTTCGTAGTATAGCGCCCTTCGGGATTCCTTCTTGTTGGCGTTGGTCTTATTGTCGGGATCGTTTAACAACTCGGACGATATTCCGTAGATGTTACACAGATCTCTCAAAGACATCTTTTGACTCTCAATGATGTTGAGATCAACTGGACTAATACCAAACTGTATCCACTTCCACTTGTTAGCCGCCAACAACATTCGCTTGTAGTTGTTCGGACTTTCGACCCTCGCTTTCATATCTCGTTGCAACTGCCCGAACTGCTCCGGTGTGATGTATTCATCTTCTAAGGATAGCATCCCTTCTGCGCCCATATTTTGTAGCGCTCGTTGGTTGGCAGTGAAGGTATCGTTGCTTTGCGTTACCACAGATCGTGCAGCTCTCAATGGACTCATCCCATACAGATGACTGCCTGGACTTCGGTAGTCAGGATTCCAGTATTTCATGTGCATCACTGTTGCGTAGTCTAACGTGATGTTGTAAGAATAGCCCCTGACTTTATATCCCTTAATGGGGGATTCCAACCCACCGCTTGAAACAATTTCAGTGATGTGAGCTGGCATCACATACAACTCCTGAAAGACGGAATCGGCTTCTACTCCGTGGATGTACGTATCGCCAGTTGCCAACATGAAGCCGAGCATATTCTCGATGAACTCACTTTGCCCTTGTTCGGGATTCGGTCGCTCTATTACCTCGGCAAGATCACTATCGGGGATCTCTTCTAACGCTTTCCGTTTCAGAACTTCTCTTTTTATGCTTAGTTCTGCTTTCGTTCTCCGATACTCACTTAATTTCTTCTCATCCGTTACCTGGTAAACAACCCAAGGTACAACCGCTGCGCTTCGTGTGATCGTGTTGATGATAGCATATACATTCGGATTGTTTTCGTATCCATCACGAATGAATGACTCTTTATCGTCTTTCAGGACAAAAGGAACACCTGCTGTCGTTGGTCGGTAGAGAACTTGATTAAGTTGGTTCTGTGATAGTTGCTTGGCAAGGAAGTTGGCAATACGTTCTTTCATATTAAAGCGCCAATAAATGATTTTTCGTGTCGTGTCTTGTAAGATACTGCATATCGCATAGCATCAATGCAATGGTTGAAACTGTCAATCGGCTTGTTTAACAGATTGCCGTTGCGATCCTTCGCCCAAATATACGAATTTAATTCCTTCGCTATATTTTCACCCTCAACGATTAACTTGTAACGTTTCAAAATATCGATACCCTGGTTGATGGAATCCTTACCTTTGATTGCTCCTCTTATATGCCATCCCATACGGTTGATTTCCTCAATGCTTTTTGGCTCGGCTGAATCCGCTATGATCAACTCGTTTCTGTCGATGCCTATTCGCTCCATCTCTCTACTGATATCTTGGTTCGTCAACCCCGACCGATACAGATGCTCTTTGACGTGCAAATTTCCCCTGTAAAGCCGTATCTCTACTAAGGCAGTAGGATCATTCGTGTACCCGAAGTCAAGACCGTATATGCGCCATTTGTAGTCGTCAGGGAATCGACCCCTCTCCCAGTTCGGAAGGACTAACCCTTCTAACCGTCCTACTTTCCCTAAGCCATATACATCCCATCGGTATTTGTCAGCTGTACCCCTTTCGATGTTCTCTTTCGTGGGTTCGTAGGAAAGGATTCTTTCCCGGACCGCTGGGGATATGAACGCATTATCCCTGAATGACGTGATGACCCAGTGCGCTTCTTGTAACTTCTTATGCGCCCAAAATTCAGCCGATGGGTTGAAGTCGATAATCACCTGTTTGGTTGTCCGCATCCGTAACTGCTCGAACACCTCATAAGGTACACCGTTGGCTTCATTGACAAACAGTCGCTGACGTTTACCACTCTTTGCATCCTGCTCATCGGAATAAGAATTGAACTCTACCAAAGATCCATTCACACAACGGAAAGATCGGTTGGACTTATTATGCAACTCGGCAGGATACCAGTCTCGAAGTGCTTCACTATCGTCTAAGATGTTTTGTGCATCCCTGTACGCCCCTACTTTCAGGTTCGGGATATCCTGACCCACCACTGTGATGATCTCATTCGGGTTTGCTGCACCTACACTGAAAAGGTATTGCAGGATGCCGTAGGTTTTACCGGATGACGACCCACCCTGATGAACAACCAGGTCATACTTCCGCAAAGGTTCAAAGACCTTTTTATTCACCTTCAACATAGACAATCTCTAAGCGCTCGAATCTGCCCCCATCGTTTTGGTGGTCTATGGTTTTCTTCGGTTGACCGTACCTGTACGCTAACCACGTTTTGATGGCTTGGACATCTCCGTCCTGTACTAACTTGGCAAGGTTCTTCCACGCTTCTTCCGGGATCATGACAGCATCCATGGCTTCGATGACTTTGATCTCATCCGCCTTTGGTGGTCGTCCGCCCTTATTGCCTATCGTACCCCTGTTGTTTACTCGTCCGTCCATGATTAGTATGAATCAGTTATCTGATGACCCAAAGATACAAAAAAAGGTCGATACCTTCCGATACCGACCTCTATCTCAATCAAACAAGTTTCGTTTATCTGCCTACCGATAGTTTCTCTATACTGCCACCTTCGTACATCAGATCGACAAAGAACTCCATGTCATTGTCATTGTCGCACCGATATACTTCTTTTCCGTCTAATGCGAAGGATATACTCTCAAATAGCATGATGTAAAGCGATGCCGTGTATTTGAGTTCCATCATCTTGTAGAATTTTTGCCTGTCCATTGTGTTCTCCGTTTAGATTATTGATTTAAGACCTGCTTCTACTTCTTGAATCGCTTGGATTGCTTCTTTCTTGGTATCGAATACATGAAACCAATTATGCTTGAAAGTAACATGGTCATCCAATATCTCCCATCCGATCGGTGTGTGTCGTATTGGATGCATGACTTTTTTGACGATGTACGTCAGTTTCTGTGTTGTCACGTTGTATTTGCCTGATTCGATTTTTGTAATTGTCATTGTGTTCTCCGTTTGTTTGTGTTTAACCTGTACCAAAGATAAGCAGTCACCAAATCAATGTCAAATTATTTTTTACCCATCACACAAAAAAAACAGGGATCGATCAAGACCCCTGCTGTCGGAGATACACATGGTTCAAAATTATTCTGTTTCTTCTTCGTCATCTTTGAAGATCGCCCATAATCCAGTAAGCGCTCCAAATACTGCGATGGCTCCCTCAACGATGGTATGCAGCTGCTCACTTAAAAGTTCGGGATTGACCTGAACTCCCAGTAGCCCCAGGACGGTGACTAATAGTGCGATCCCTGCTCGTGTCGATGTTTGGTTGGTTTTGATTTTCATAAATGTTCTGATTAGGATGAAGGTTGCTCGTGGATGTTTCTTTACAAGTGTGAAGGCTTTCTTTGTATAGCCCCAAATTTGCTTTGTACGTGCTTTGAATCGTACACGGAAGGGGAAGGTATGCTTCTTATATTCGATGGGTTTGAGATCATTTTTGACAGGTTTGCCGAGTAGTTCAGGCTCAATGTTCAAGCGTTCTATCTTCTTCTTTCCGTCTGACATCTCTGATTTTGTATATCGTGTAGATCAATGTGCTGATAAGAACGCCCATCTTCACAAAGTATTCCAATGCTTCACTGACATTCATGATAGTAACAAGGTCAATCTGTGCGAAAAATACTGCCCCGAAACCTGCGCCCAAGACCTTTGCCAGGTCTATCATATCAACGAATGTCATATTTACTTGTTTTGCGTTCATCTTTACCGAAAGATACAAAAATTTCAAGACTGGTGTCGCCAATAGGACAGCTGACTCATGTACTTTGGTCGATGCTTCCGCTTGTGATCTAAGACGATATTCAACATTCGCCACAGGTTTCTGCCCCTGCCATTGCCCACTACTTTGATTCTGTTGTAAACGGAATGATTCATCCCGAACAGTTCGCCCATGTCTTTATCCAGGTATTCATTCTCCCTTTGAAACTTGGTGATGTATTTTAAGACCCTTCGACTCCACTCATGGTAAGGTTCGCCTTCCACTGGGATCTTGTGTCGGTAATACTTTAC